TTTATGTTGAGGGTGGTATTGCAGTTGGTGCTACCATTACTGCTGGTGGTAAGGGTTACTCAATTGGTGATGTCTTAAGACCTCTCACTGTGGGTAATACTCAACTTGGAAGAAATATGAAACTCTCAGTTGGTGAGGTTTCTGGTAATAATGAACTTATTATTGATAATGTTCAGGGTGAGTTTGATACTCTCACACAACTCTCTTATATCAATAAGGCAGGTATTACTACTTCAGTCAATGCAGGTATTGGTGGAAATGCAATTCCAGTTGCACCTATTAGAGTTAATAGTGATGGACTTCATATGCAAGTATTCCAGAGAAATCATGGAATGCATACAAGAATCAACCGTGTTACTTTAACAGATATTGCCTCTGATGTTTCACCTACTACACTAACAGTAAGTTACACTGGAACTGATACTGGACTTATTAGTGTTGGTAATACAAATGTCTTTGGTCAGTTTGAAGGTGTTGGCGTTGGAACCACTAATCCAGGATATGCTAAAATCGGTAAGGAAATTGTTTCCTACACTGGAGTTGCTAATAATACTTTGATCGGTATTACTAGAGGTGTTGATGATAGCCAAGTCACTACTCACAGTGTTTCTGATCTGGTTTATAAGTATGAGCTTGATGGTGTTTCACTGAGAAGAATCAATAGAACGCACGATCTTGGAGATGTGACTAAGGCCAATCCTATTGGACTTGACTACTATAATGTCAAGATTGATATGGATGATACAGATTATGGTATTGATAGGTCTGCAGGTACTATTTTTGGATCAAGATACTTTGCAACTAATGCAAGGGCTGGTGGTCCTAATGCAAAAGGTACTTACAACTTACCTTTCAACCTAATGATTCCTAAGATCAATAGTATTGAACCAAAAGGAACTGATATTGTCATTCAGGCAAGAACCATTTCTGAAACCAGTATTTCTGGTGGAGAGGCTTCTTATATTGATAAAGGTTACACAGAAGTCACAAACTTCCAGAAGAACTACTTTGAAGATCCTAGAATGATTGCTTCTCAGATTAATGAGAATACATATCTTACTACTCAACCTGGTAATAAGTCCTTTACTGCAGGTATTAACTTTTTCAGTTCGGACAATAGACTGTCACCAGCAATTGACCTAGACAATTCTTCTATTGTATTTGTGACTAACAGAGTCAATGCACCAATTACAAATTATGCAACTGACCCTAGAGTCAATACAACTGTTGATGATCCAAATAACTTCACTTATGTAAGTAAGAATGTTCTTTTAGAGAATCCTGCAAGTGGTCTGAAAGTTTATCTTGATGCTTATATCTCTAGATATAATGATGTTAGAGTATTGTATGCATTAGATCAAGATGATTCGCTGGCAGATGAGACTGTATTTGTTCCATTCCCTGGTTATGGTAACTTTGATGTTGATGGAAACCTTATCAGTCAAGTCGATAATGATGGTTCTTCGGACATAAACATTCCTAAGTATGATGACTTGATTAGTCAAAGTCCACGTATTGACCAATTCAGAGAGTATACATTCAGTAATGATAATCTCTCTTCATTCAAGTCATTCAGAATCAAGATTATTGGAACATCGACCAACCAGTCAGTTGTTCCTCAGTTCAGAAACCTACGTGTAATTGCTTTAGCTTGATATGACAATGTTACCGATTGAAGGTAGGGATGGGTTCTTTAGGGATACCCGTTCCAATGCCATAATTAACAAAAATGCTAATGATTTTAACACATATATGACAAATCATAAGAAACTTTCTTCTGATAAGGAACGGATAAATTCCATTGAATGTGAGCTCCATACTATTAAAGGTGATTTGGGTGATATTAGATTGATGCTTCAACATTTTATGGATAAACATAAATAGAAAAAAGATTATTGTATAATGGCAAAACCTGCTTCTAGACAAGAATTAATTGATTATTGTAAGAGACAGTTGGGTTATCCTGTCTTGGAGATTAATGTTGCCGATGAGCAGATTGAAGACTCAGTTGATGATGCAATTCAATTGTTCAATGAGAGACATTTTGATGGTGTTGAACAGGTTTTTCTAAAATATAAGATAACCCAAGACGATGTTGATAGAGGTAAGGCAAGACCACCTGGAAGTGGGGGGACTACTGTTGGAATTGCAACAACAACTGCAACCACAAGTATTGTAGGAACTGCAACAACCTTTACATATTACGAAAACAGTAATTATTTACAAATTCCTGCAGATATTATTGGAATTGAGAAGGTTTTTCAGTTCAATAATACTATGGGAGCTGGTATGTTCAATGTAAAATATCAGTTTTTCCTTAATGATGTGATGGGTATGTTTGGTGGAGTCACTGGAGCATCTGGATATGACATGTTGTCATATTCAATGACTATGAGTTACCTGGAAACCATGAATTTTCTCTTAAATACTCACAAACGCATTAGATTTAATCAAAGACAAGACAGAATGTATCTTGATATTGATTGGAGTACTGTAAGAGTGGGAGAAATTCTCATTATTGAGTGTTATAGGGCAATGAATGGAACAGATTATACCAGAATTTGGAATGATTCCTTCCTAAAACCTTATGTTACTGCCCTAATTAAGAGACAGTGGGGTCAAAACATGATGAAATTCCAAGGTGTCAAACTTCCTGGTGGAATTGAATTGAATGGAAGACAAATGTATGAGGATGCAGAGAAAGAATTAGAAGTAATTAGAGAGAAAATGTCCAGTACTTATGAACTTCCACCATTTGACCTGATAGGTTGATATGTTAAATCCATTTTTTCTCCAAGGATCACAATCTGAACAGAATTTAGTTCAAGATCTCATCAATGAACAGTTGAGAATGTATGGTGTTGAGGTATATTATATGCCTAGACAGTTTATAACCATTAATACTGTTATTAGAGAAGTTGTTCAGTCAGAATTTAAAAACTCTTATCCAATTGAAGCATATGTAGATAGTTATGAAGGGTATGGTGGTCAAGGAACACTTCTAACAAAATTTGGTATCCAAAATTATGATGATTTGAAGATTATTATCTCAAAAGAAAGGTATGAAAACTATATTGCACCTTTGGCTGCTCAGATTCCTAATAGTGAATTAACAACACGACCCAAAGAAGGTGATTTAATATACTTCCCATTTGGAGATAGGTTATTTGAGATTAAGTATGTTGAACATGAGCAACCTTTCTATCAACTACAGAAAAACTACGTCTATACACTGACATGTAGTCTCTTCCGTCTTGAAGATGAGGTTATTGATACTGGTATTGATGATATTGATGACGAGACTCAAGATTTGGGTTACATTCAGACACTTCAGATGATTGGTGCAGGTCAAACTGCTGCTGCAAATGTCTCTATTTGTGGAGATGGTGGTGTTACTGACGTGTTTATTTCAAACATGGGTAATAATTATGATCACGAACCACTTGTAGGTTTCTCATCAGCTCCTGCTGGTGGAACTATTACTGCTGGTATCTCTTCCATCACTAATGATTATATTAATTGTTCAGGAGGATCTGGAGGAAAGGTCAATGCAGTTTATATGTCCAACTCTGGTTGTGGATACACTGTTGCTCCTTGGGTATCATTCACAAACTTAACCAATAAGTCTGGAGCAGGAGCAGCTGCAACTACACGAATTGGAGATGGCACCATTCAAAGTGTGTCTGTTGCCAATAGTGGTTCTGGATATGTTTCTAATCCAATAATTACTTTCGCTCCACCAGTTGGAGGAGGTACATCCGCCACTGGTATTGCTTACATCAACTCTGTAGGTAATATTACTGATATCTACCTCATACATGCTGGTACTGGTTACACCACTGGTGATATCTCTGGTGCGATTGATATTGAGTCTCCTTCTGGTATTGGGGCAACAGTTGGTGTAGGTACATATTGGTATAATGAAATAATTGTAGGTTCAAGTTCTAGTACGACTGCAAGAGTTAATAATTGGACTCATTCAACAAAAGTTCTTGAGATCAAGATTGTATCTGGTACCTTTATTCCAGGAGAATCTGTTTATGGAACTGAGTCTGGTGCATTGTATGCATTGAATTCTCAGAATGAAGATGATCTTGTTACCCCGTTTGCAGATAATGATACTATTGAGGCAGAAGGAAGCAATTTGATTGATTTTAGTGAAGTCAATCCATTTGGAATGCCTTAATCTAAATAGTTATAATATAGAGTAGGATAATGTTTGAGTATTTTTACAATGAGGTCTTCCGATCCGTTATTATTGGATTCGGAACACTTTTTAATGGAATAGAAGTTCATCATAAGGATACCAATGATGAGACTTTTAGTGTCATTCAAGTTCCTCTTGCATATGGACCTACTCAAAAGTTTCTTGCAAGAATGCAACAAGAGGCGAATCTTAATAAACCTATTCAGGTTACTCTTCCAAGAATGTCATTTGAATTTACCAATCTTGAATATGACGCAAGTAGGAAAGTAACTCAATCTCAAACGATTGTAACTGAAACATCTAGTGGAACTGTGAAGAAGGCGTATGTTCCTGTTCCATATAATATGACAATTCAACTTTCTATTATGACGAAGTTGAATGATGACATGTTACAGATTATTGAACAAATTTTACCCTACTTTCAACCAGCATATACTTTACCCATTAAGTTCTTAGGTAACTTGAATGAAGTCAAGTATGTTCCAATCAACCTTGATACCATTCAGATGGAGGATGATTATGAGGGCAACTTTGACACTAGAAGAGCTCTTGTATATACACTGACCTTTACTGCGAAGACTTATATCTACGGTCCTATCAAGGACGTTACAGGAAGTATCATTGACAAGGTTTCTGTTGGTTACATTGCTGGTAGTAAAGGGAAAGGGAAGACAGAAAGAGATCTTACTTATCAAGTAACTCCAAGAGCAATTAAGGATTATGATGGAGATGCCACAACTGTATTGACTGAAAATATTGACCTTAGTGAAACTGTTATTGAAGTTGAAAACGCTTCAGACATTCCAGAAAACTCATATATCACTATCAACAAAGAAGAGATGTATGTCAAATCTAAGAGTGGTAATAAGCTTATTGTTGATAGGGCAAGAGATAAGACACCTCTACAGGAGCATGTATTGGGAGCAGCAGTCAATAAGATTACTGTTGCCGATAATGCACTAGTTGAACCTGGAGATGACTTTGGATTTGATGGTATTGTTTTTTAGGATTGAGTTATGACTAAAAAGTATGATGAGTTAGACCAAGCCTTTGATGTTTCTTCTACAGAAATAGAAGCTACTCCAGTAGAACCTATTGTGGAGAAAAAAATTGAGAACATCAGATCTCAATCTGAAGATATCAAAAAAGACTATGAATATACTAGGGGAAATCTATACTCTATTATTGAGAAGGGACAAGAGGCTATCAATGGTATCTTAGAACTTGCTCAAGAGAGTGAGATGCCTAGGGCATAT